GATTGGATCATTGAATGAATATCCTTACCCATTCACTAGTACAACACAAGTATTGCGTGGAGCTGGCTCAACAGTTGTTGTAACTACAAGCAGACCAAACATACTAACTGGTACATTAGCCGGCGAAGGTATCATCGTTGGTAACAATTGTCAGTTCAACATGTTTTGCCCAAATATGCCAACATATAAATTAATCCCTGGTGGTTACGTTGGTAATGGTACTACTACAACTAACAATGCATTGCTTGAGTTTAGTGATAGCTTTACCTTGTATGAGTTTGTGGGAGACGCATAATGGATAACATCCCAGCAGTAGCCAATAACAAGTCATTAGTAAACAATGCTGAGTTTGTTAAACTAACAGTTTACAATGAGTATGGTAACACAGCAAACAACAATGTCTATACTTTCAGCAGTAGTTATAAGACTGAAAACATTAATGGTCAAGATTATACACCACTAGGTGGCTTACTTGCAGTTGGCGTACAACAACGTGACATTCGTGTTACCAGTGCAGATACAAGTTTAAGTTTAAGTGGTATCGATGGCAACAACATGGCTATTGTATTAGGCTCGTTAATTCGTGGTAGTAAATTAGAAATTACAAGAGGTTTCTATGATAACACTTATAATCTTACAAGCAATGCACAAAGATTTACTGGTATCGTTACCAACTACCAAATTAGTGAAGAACGTCAAGACAATGATGACAACTTCACAATTACATTAAATGCAAGTAGTTTTAAGAGTGTATTAGAAAATCGTATTGCAGGACGTAAAACAAATAGTGAGAGTTGGAAAGAATATAATCCAACTGATACTAGTATGGATCGTATTCCAAGTTTAGCAGATAGAGCGTTTGACTTTGGTAAACCACCAGTACAAGTTGCTACTACACAAAGCCAGGCTGCAACAGATGCAAGTCAAATATCACAAGATACAAATACAAACACAGGCGGCGGATATTAACAAATGAAAATAAGATTAGCAAATAAATTTGACATACCTCAATTAGCAGAGATGTTGCGTCACTATAGAGACAGTGGTGCAATTAAAGGACTAACTGTTGAGAACGAGGAAACAGGAATGAAAATACTTACAGCGATCATCGTTGGATTAGGTGTTGCATTCGTTAGTGAGAAAGATAATAGATTAACCGGTATGTTGTTAGCAATTAAAACACCATTTATGTGGGATGCAAACAAACTTATAATGAGCGAGATTGCTTATTGGGTAGAAGAAGAATATCGTGGATCAACTGCAGGCTATAGATTGCTTGCAAAGTATGTTGAACACTGTGATGAATTAAGAGATAATGGTGTCATTGTTAACTATACAATGAGCCAGATGGAAGGTCAAAAACTAGATTATAGTAGATTTGGTTTGAAACCCATAGAAACAACTTGGAGTATTTAAGATGCCAATTTTTACAGCAATCGCCGCTGGCGCTACAGCATTAGCAACAGCAGTAGGATTTGGTGCCGCGGCAGCCGCCTCAATAGGTGCATTTGTAGTTCGTACAATGGTTACGATTGCTATTAGTTCATTGGTTGCTAATAGAGCAAATAAATCTAGCGCAGGTGCAAGTGACGTTGGCGCACGTGTTCAATTAGGCCCAGCAACAAATAATAAGCTTGCAGTAAGTTATGGTAGTGCATTCTTAGCACCTACAGTTACAGACGCTAAGATTACAACCGACCAAAAGACAATGTATTATGTTTTTAGTTTATGTGAAGCAAGTAGTGGGACAATGAGCTTTGGTAAAATCTTTTGGAATGGTAAAGAAGTTACACTAGGAGTTGGAGACTATGGTGCTAACAATAAAATAATAAGTCTAACAACAAACGCTACACCCCCTCAAGTAGATACAACAATTAATGGTCAAGCATATATATATGGATTTATTAATGGATCAAGTAGCGGTGTTAACACAGGTGGCACAAGTGCTATAACAATATTGTCTGATGCTGGCATTCCAGTTGCAGATAGATGGACAAGTACAGATACAATGACAAACACTTGTTTTGCTGTTGTAAAAGTTATCTATAACAAAGACGTACAAGATGCTCAACAAATGCCAAGATTGAGTGTTGAAGTTATTAATACATTAACTAAACCAGGTGCAGTATTCTTAGATTACATGACTAACACTGTATATGGATGTGCAATTAATGTAGCAAACATCGATACAGCTAGTTTAACAGCATTGGATGTATACAGTGACCAAACAATTACTTACATACCCGTAGGCGGCGGCAGTACTACACAACCAAGATATCGTATCGATGGTCCAGTCAACACTGGTGACAATTGTTTAGCCAATCTTCAACAATTAGCTGATGCTTGCGATAGTTGGTTGCAATACAGTGAATTGACTGGTAAGTGGACTATTGTTATGAACAAGCCATACAGTGGAGTAATAGGTGATTTGTACAGTGTTGATAGTTCAGTATTGATTGGTGGCATTGATATCAATCCACTAGACTTAAATCAAACATATAACAGTTTAGAAGTACAGTATCCAAATGCAAACATTAATGACCAAACAGATTACAAAGTAGTTGACTTGACTACAGTTGGTACAGCTTGGTATAACCCAAGCTTATTAAGTCCTAATGAACCAGACAACAGATTAGTTGTCCAATACCCACAAATCAATAACTACATTCGTGCAGTATATTTGGGTGTGCGTAGATTACTGCAAAGTCGTGAGGATTTAACAATCGTTTGTAATTTAGACTATAGCGGCATACAAGTTGTAGCAGGTGATGTTGTGCGTGTTACACTAGCAGAATATGGTTGGACTGATAAACTATTCCGTGTATCACAAGTACAAGAAACAAAAACTAGTGATGGATTCTTAGGTGCAAGAATTACAGCGTTTGAATATAATGGTTCAATATATGCTGACAATGCACTATTAGATTTTGTTCCAGAAGCTAATACTGGATTGAGTGACCCAAATATCTTTGATAAGCCATCAACTCCAATTATAACTAATGGAGCTATTGCTAACAGTGCTATTAATTATTTTACAGTTAGTAGTAATATACCTGCAGTTGGATCAACATTATATATGGATTTTAATTATGGCAATACAAGTAATGTATCAACACATAAATCCTATAGTAGTGTTCAAACTGGTGATGGTACATTATATACTGCAAATTCAACAGTTACAATTAATGTTGCTGATTTAAATCCAGGAACATATTATTGGTCAAGTACTGCACGTAATGATTTAGCAGGTAGGCAAAGTAATAGTAGTGCTTCATTCAATTGGGTAGGCCCTAGTGTAACTCCTTTTGATCCAGCTGGTAACGTAGGCGGTATTACTTATGATGATATGCAGCCAAATGGCGCCGGGTTCTTGGCCTATAGTAACTTTGATCCCAGAAATGGAAATTTACCTATACTAGTTACCAGTACTGGCGTACGAAACATTCCATTAATATTTCCTGGTACAACAATAAGCGGAACAAATGTATTTCCCTGGTATCAAGGTACTGGAGCAACCAGTACCGGTTCATGGACTCCCGATGCAGATCAAGTTGAACTTGTGTCACCAGAGGGAACTAATGGTTGGTATAAAGCAATCTATGTTGATTTAAGTGGTGATAATTTGTTATCTACTGAAATTGGACAATTGTGGGCCACATTAGGATTCTTAGGTGATGTAAATAATATTCAATTTCAAATTTGTAGGTATGCAGTGTTTACTGGTACGAGTGGACTGATTCAAATGCAATCTAGATCATTATCAACATATTTTATGGGTTTTAAAGAACCATATCCACAACATATTTCAATTAATGATTGGGCTAGTGGTAGCTCCGTATACGGATCAGGCATTAGTGAATGGGGTTACATGATTAGAAATATTACGCTCGGATCAAATCTAACTATGTTTCACGGAACATTATCAGTTAAACAGCAAAAACTAAATCCTTAAGGATAAAATAAATGGCATTTACATACATCGTCCCTTACGCTGAAGAAGCAGGTAATGTTTCTAATACAGCAAACATTACAATAAACAATGCTAACGTTACTAACAATGCTAACGTTGGCAATACACTAACCACTAGTAATTTAACTGCATCTGGTAATGTATCATTTACTGGCGCAAATGTATCATTAGGCAATGTAAGTAATTTACATATTACTGGTGGCACGGCAAATTATTTCTTGCAGACAAATGGTGCTGGCAATTTAGTATGGGCGGCAGCGACCGGCGGAGAAAGTAGTATTAGCAATGGTAATAGTAGTGTTTCTATTCCTGTAGCTAATGGCAATATTAATATGAGTGTTGCTGGTAATAGCAATGTTATAGTAATCACTGGTACAGGTGCAAATATTAACGGTTATGCCAATGTTACTGGTAATATCAATACAGCTGGATTAATTAGTGCTACTGGTAACGTTACTGGTAATTATATTAATGGCAATGGCTACAATTTAACTAATATTCAAGCAAGTGCAATTATTGGCACGATTAATGCAACTACTGCGGGAACTGTAGTATCAAATGCTCAACCAAATATTACTAGTGTTGGAATTCTTTCTAACTTATCAGTAAGCGGGGACGCCAACGTTGGTAATTTAAGTGTTACAGGTAATGCAAATCTTGGTAATGCATTGTATGCTAATTATTTTATTGGCTCAGGTAATAATTTAAGTAATATTCAAGCGGCAAATATTACTGGCACGGTAGCAAATGCAAATTTTGCCAACACTAGTGGTAATGCAAATCTAGCTAATTATGTAATTCAATCCACACAATCTAATATAACAGCGTTGGGTACACTAACTGGATTAACGGTTAATGGTACTGCAAATTTAAATGGAACTACTAATTTTACAAATAATGCTAATTTTACTGGATCAAATACTTATATTTCAAATGTAGCTAATTTACGTATACCAGGTGGGACTAATGGTTATTTTTTACAGACGGATGGCGCAGGTAATTTAAATTGGGTTAATGGTACTACCACTGGTAATGGTGTTGTAGGTGGTAGCAATACACAGGTTCAATATAATAATGCGGGGAACTTTGGTGGTAGCGCAGGCTTAACATTTAATAGCACATCTAATACATTGACAGCGGTCAATTTAGTAGTAACTGGTAATTTAACTGCAACAATTACTACACCAACTACGTCATCTAATATTTTTATAACAAAAGGACAGTTTGTAAATTTAAATCCAAATTCATCATTTAATAATTTGAATGTACTTGATGGAACGGTTATATTTAATTCAAATGCCGTTAACGGTTCTACTACTGCAAATTCAAATGTCCAGGTTGGCATGTCTTTTAATATTAGAGGTAATGCGACTACTACATTGAATTCATTGATGCTGCCGGGAGATAAAATAACTCTTATATATCATC